ACAAACCTTTTTAAATATGTTATATTATAGTATAACAAAAACGAATTACAAATGGGGACGGGATGAAAAAATAGCCTGTCTACCTTAGTGATAAAACACAATAAAATAAACAAACCATATAGGAGTAAATTATGGCTTTAAACTTAACACAAATGGCTGCAAAGCTAGCACAATCAAAAAACGGTGGGAAAGCCTCCGGACGCAAGAGTACAATGTGGAAACCAAGTGCAGGTGACCAAAACATTCGTATTCTACCAACAGCGGATGGCGATCCGTTCCGTGAGTTCCACTTTCACTACAATGTAGGAAAGAATCCTGGAATTTACTGCAACAAGCGAAATGATGGCGGTGAATGTGCCATCTGCGACTTCGCATCAAAACTTTGGCGAGAAGGAACTCAATCTGACGATCAGAACCTTAAAAACGAAGCCAAGAAATTGTTCGCGCGAAAGCGTTACTATTCGCCTGTTCTTGTAAGAGGCCATGAAGCCGATGGTGTAAAAATCTGGGCTTATGGTAAAACAGCTTATGAAACTCTTTTAGGATACGTGTTGGACCCTGACTATGGTGACATCACAGATTCTGAAACTGGAACTGACATTAAATTGACTTACACTTTGGCTTCAGGCCCTGGTGCATTTCCAAAGACAGGCTTGCAACCCCGCCGTCGTCCATCGATCTTATGCGATGACAGCATCGCAGACTGTCAACAGTTGATTGATTCAGTTCCTGACATTGATAAGTTGTTCGATGTTAAGACTGCCGATGAAGTGCAAGCTCTGCTGGATGGTTACCTGTCCTCCGACTCTTCAGCAGAGTCCTCTTCTAACGAGACTCAACAATATAACAAGAAAACAGGTGAGTCAGTAGACAAAGCTTTCGCAGCGTTCATGTCTGAAGAATAAACTCCTGTGTTGTTTAGGGAATTGCCGCCCGCCCTTGGTTGTTAAAAAGGGGCGGCTTTTTTATTTATAGGAGAAATTATGTTATGGAAAAGAAACATTGACAGCAACATAAAAACTGTCGAATTAAGAAATAGCCCAGTTATTATCAGGGTTAATAAATTTGATGAAAAGTCAGCGCAAGAGTTTGCAAACAAAATTGCTCAAGCACACAATACAGGTCAAAAAGTCATTCCAGTAGTTATCGATTCTTATGGAGGCCAAGTTTACTCTTTGATGTCAATGATTGCATCAATCAGAAACTCAGAACTGCCAATCGCTACAATCGTTGAAGGAAAAGCCATGAGTTGTGGAGTCATTCTATTTTCTTGTGGCGATGAGGGATATCGTTACATTACTGAAGATGCAACATTGATGGTGCACGATGTTAGTTCGGTGGCTTGGGGTAAGAACTCTGAGATCCAAGCTAGCGCGGAAGAAGTGAAGCGCTTGAATGATAAGATCTATAAGATTTTGTCAAAAAATTCAAACAAATCAGAGAAATGGTTCAACAAGAAGTTGAATGATAAGGGCCGGTCTGACTGGTTCATTGATGCCAAAGAGGCAATTGAGATAGGTCTTGCTGATAAGATCGGCATGCCGAAGCTAGAAATGAAAATAAAATTAGAAATTGATTTACAACAGGAGGTAACATGAGGTTACTATTATTAATGCTCTTCGCTTGCGGAGAGGAACAAGTTGCAACAGATGCAACTACAGCAACTCAAGTTGTTGAAACACAAACTTTGGAGACAACAGATGAAAAAACTACAGACGCTTCAATCGAAGTTACTAAAGATGCTACTAGTGTCACATCTGGAGAATCTAAAGCAGAAGTCACAGCGACTTCAAACCAAACTACTAATACAAACGAAGGAGTAACAAATGATTAGTTTATTAATGACAATGTTCCTAGCATGTGGGGACAAAGAAGAAGAGTTGGATACAGCAGTAGATGCTGAAGAGACAACCGAAGAAACTGCTGAAGAAGCCGAAGACACCGCAGCCGAAGGTTCCGAAGAGGAAACAGGTGAAGAGACTGAGGAGTCGGAAGAAGGCTCTGAAGAAGGTGAAGAGTAATGACCAAAGCAGGTAAGATTGATATTAATGCAATGAAGAAGTTCGTCAACAAAAAAGTTGGCTTAAACATCGCTCATGATCTTAATGAAGACAATCCTACCGAGGTCAAAGAATGGATTCCAACTGGCTCACGTTGGTTGGATTCTATCACTTGCCGAGGTAAGATGGCTGGAATTCCCGTTGGGAAGATTACTGAACTTGCCGGTTTGTCTTCGGCTGGTAAGTCTTACATGGCTTGCCAAATAGCTTCTCAAGCACAAAAGAAAGGGCACTGTGTCGTTTACTTTGATGCTGAGTCAGCTATAGATCCCAAGTTTCTAGAGAACTCTGGAATTGACACCAAAAGCAATTTCATGTACATTCAAGCAGTTTCAGTTGAGAAGGTTCTAGAAACAATTGAAGATCTAATGACTGAATACTCAGAGACACAATTTCTGTTTATTTGGGACTCCATCGCAGCAACTTCTTCTGAGAAAGACCTCGAAGGAGACTTTAATCCTCAATCGTCAATGGCGGTAAAGCCTCGGATCTTTGCGAAAGCATTCCCGAAACTCACTATCCCATTGGCGAATCAACAATGCACTCTGTTGTTGATCAATCAACTCAAGACAAACATAACTTCAAACATTGCAGAAGCAATGACTACGCCACTTGTAGCACCCGGAGGTAAAGCGATTGAATACTTTTGCTCGCTTCGCATCTGGCTAACAAAGCGTAAAGCGAAAGCGTCGTTTGTCACAGATGGCACTGGACTTCGGATTGGCTCTGAAGTAAAGGTTAAGATTGAAAAGTCCCGCTTTGGATCGGAAGGTCGCACATGTGGCTTTAAGATTCTTTGGGGCAAAAACGTGGGCATTCAAGATGAAGAGTCTTGGCTTGAAGCACTAAGGGCATCTGGCTCTGATCGCTTTAAAGCTAGTGCTTGGAACAAGATCTATGACGCGAAAGGAAAAGAATTTAAATTCCAAAAGTCTCAATGGATTACCAAGCTGCAAGAACCAGAGTTTCGCTCTGTTGTGCTTGACATCATGGATGAAGAGATCATCCGAAAATTTGAGTCTGAAGGCAAGAACTTCGGTCTCGAAGGCGAGAATGAAGAAGGTTAAATCCTGAAGTTACTCACTAGCCCCTTGACTCCGGTCTTGGGGTTTTTTTGTCTTTTCTATTTGACAAGCATGACGCGTCATGTTATATTATTATAAATGGAGAATAAATGAAAAAAGTTAAATGCACTTGCCCACATGATGGTAAAGAGTTCCATGGAGAACTCTTATGGGAAACAAAAGAAAAGTTTGCCATGTCAATCGGAAAGTATAAGATTACAATGCACTTTCCAAAAAGAACACACACGTACATAGTCTTGGAGGACAAATGAAAAATGTAATAATAATTGACGCGCTGAACATGTTTCTGCGCAGTTTTGTGGTGAGCCCACATATGGATAAGAGCGGAAACCCTGTAGGGGGCACCATTGGCTTTCTAAAGTCGCTACAGAAGGTCGCTAGGGACTTTAATGCCGACGAGGTTATCGTAGCTTGGGATGGCCATGATGGCTCTCAGAGAAAGCGTTCGATGAACAAGGACTACAAAGCAGGTCGTAAGCCTGTGAGATTTAACCGTAGAATGATTGAACTATCACCAGAGCAAGAACTGGCGAACAAGGGCTATCAACAAGTAAGGCTAATGGAGTACCTCAATGAAATGCCTGTAATACAACTCGTTGCAGACTTTACAGAGGCGGATGACATCATCGCTCATGTAATTAACCATAAGAACTACAATGGTTGGATGAAGACCATTATCTCATCAGATAAAGACTTCTTTCAGTTATGTCGCCCCGATGTTCAGATTTACCGACCAATTCAGAAAAAAATTGTCACAGAGAAGTCGGTCATCGAAGAGTTTAAGATTCACCCAAAGAACTTCGCACTAGCAAGAGCAATGGCTGGTGATCCATCCGATAACTTACCGGGAATCAAAGGAGCAGGTCTCAAGACAATAGCTAAGCGCTTTCCCTATCTTATTCATGAAGATGAGTATGAAGTTGGAGACATCGTGAAAGATTGTGCTATGGTAAGTAAAAAGCTTAAGATTCACGAGAACATTCAGAAGGATGAACAGTTGATCAAAGAGAACTACAAAATTATGCAATTACAGTTCCCAAATATCAGACCAATGAATCGTGAACTCATCACGAGAGCAGTAAGTGACTTCGAGCCAACATTTAATAAAATAAAGTTCACACAAATGTTGTTCGCTGATGACGCCGGCCATCTCAACTTCGATGCACTACAAATGACTTTTCGAAAAATAAATAAGCAATAATACTTGACAAGTAAGCATAAATAGGTTATATTTAAGTAACCTAATAAGTCTGGGAGGACGAATGAACGAATTTAATAAGAGCGAAACCTTTATGCGTTTCGGAAGCAATTTTCAAGAAAACTTATGTCAGTTGATGTTTGAAGATAGACCATTTTTTGATCAAATAACAGAAGTTTTAGATATTTCCTTTTTTGATAAAAAGTATTTGCAAATATTTGCCAAAGCATTGATCGACTATAGAGACAAATATAACACTCACCCAAATGTTGAGGTGATGATAACTGTTTTAAGAACAGAACTCAACCACCACGATAAAGCTGTGAGCTCCAAAGTTAGAACTTTCTTCGACAAGGTCCATAAGTCAGACGGTGTCGAAGAGTCAGAGTTTATCAAGGATAAGGCTGTTGATTTTTGTCGCAAACAGGTTCTGAAACAGGCAATGATGAAATCTGTAAACTTGCTTAAAAATTCGTCATTCGAAGAGATTGAGAAAGTCATCAAAGATGCATTGGTCTTAGGGACCGATAATAATTTCGGACATGACTTCCGTAAAGACTTGCTTAAGCGCTTTGAGTTAAGATCTCGAGATCCAATCTCAACTGGTTGGGCTCGAATGGATGAGATCGTTAAAGGAGGTCTTGGAAAGTCAGAGTTAGGAGTTGTTGTTGCTCCAACTGGTGCTGGTAAGTCTATGGTGCTCGTTCATCTCGCAACTCAAGCGTTGCTTCAAGGAAAAACTGTTGTCTATTACACCTTGGAGCTGAAAGATACTGTAGTAGGTCAACGATTCGATTGCTGCATAACTGACGTTCCACTTAACGAACACATGCAAAGACAAAAAGAAATTGTTAACAAGGTAAAAGACCTTGAGGGCACTCTAATTATCAAGGAGTATCCAACCAAATCTGCTTCCGTGTCAACTCTCAAAAATCACATTGAGAAGCTACGGAAGAGAGGCATTGAGCCCGACATGATCTTGGTTGACTATGCTGACTTGTTGCGCCCGCCTCGAGCCACTGGTGAGAAGCGACACGAACTAGAAGAGACCTATGAAGGTCTTCGCGGCCTCGCTCAATCTTATGAGATCCCATGTTGGACTGCATCTCAAACAAACCGTGGAGGTCTCAATGCTGAAGTTATCACTATGGAGGCAATCTCTGAAGCGTTTAACAAATGTTTCGTTGCAGACTTCATCTTCTCATTGTCAAGAACAGTCCAAGACAAACAAGCAAACAAAGGTCGCCTCTTCGTTGCAAAGAATAGGAATGGTCCCGATGGTCTGGTGTTTGATGCTTTCGTTGACTGGTCTGATGTTACCATCAAAGTTTTGGACAGAGACGAATCGGCGGAAAAAATGCAATCAACGGCAGATGCTTTGCAGATGCTCAAAGACAAATATGCGAAAGCAGGAAAATAACTAAAATTACAGGAGTAAGGAATGGATTTAGAGAAAAAGATTTTATCGGACATCACAGTCCACATGAAGTATGCGCGTTACGTAGAAGACGAGCAACGTCGAGAAAACTGGGACGAATTAGTTACCAGAAACATGAACATGCACATCAAAAAATTTCCCAGTTTAGAGCAGGAGATTAGAGAGAACTATAGGTTTGTCTACAACAAGCAGGTCTTACCGTCTATGCGCTCAATGCAGTTCGGAGGAAAACCAATCGAGGTTTCTCCAAACCGCATCTTTAATTGCGCTTACACACCCGCAGACGACGCTCGAGTGTTCGGAGAGATCATGTTCTTGCTTCTTGGTGGAACTGGCGTTGGCTATTCAGTTCAACACCACCACGTTGAAAAATTGCCTGAGATTCACAGACCATCTACAAAGAGAACACGTCGTTTTCTTATTGGAGACTCTATAGAAGGATGGGCTGATTCTGTAAAGGCATTGATGATGTCTTACTTTAAAGGCACATCTAAGTTACGTTTTGACTTCTCAGACATCCGTCCGAAAGGCGCGAGACTAGTTACATCCGGTGGGAAA